CCGTTCGCTGAAAAAAATAAGTTTGATAAACGACCTTTATTGGGTATTCCACCAATAAGGAATATGTAATAGGATGAGGTTATATGCTACAAAAAATAGGTTTTGCACCAGGATTCAATAAACAGATTACAGAAACCACTGCCGAAGGACAATGGGTTGATGGAGATAATGTGCGTTTTAGATATGGTACACCTGAAAAAATAGGTGGTTGGTCACAATTAGGAGAATCCAAACTTACAGGAGCTGCAAGAGCTCTACATCATTTAGTCAATAAATCAGGAAACAAGTTTGCAATCATAGGTACAAATAGAATTTTATACGCTTACACAGGTGGTGTATTTTATGATATCCATCCAATCAAAACTACTACAACATTATCAAATGCATTTAGTACAACTAATGGTTCACCAACAGTCACAATAACATTTAGCACAGATCATAACATTCAAGAAAACGATATTATTCTTTTAGATAATTTTACAGCAATAACTAATTCTAATTTTTCAGCGTCAGACTTTGATGATAAAAAATTTATGGTAACATCTGTTCCAACAGGAACAACTTTAACTATTACAATGCCCTCTAATGAAACAGGATCAGGTGCAACAACTTCTGGTGGTATAAGAATTCAACATTACTATCCGGTAGGACCTGCAGAACAATTACCTGGTTTTGGTTGGGGACTAGCTTCATGGGGTGGAACTGTAACAGGTGAAGCAACGACTACTTTAAATGGGGGTATTAATGATTCAACTACAACTATTGTTTTAACTGATGCATCTCAGTTTCCAAGTTCAGGTACAAACTTTATTCAAATAGGAACAGAAGAAATTTCATACACAGGTATATCAACAAACACTTTAACTGGAGTTACAAGAGGTGTTAGAAATACAACAGCTGCAACACATTCTAATGGTGCGACTATATTAGATAGTTCAGATTATATTGCATGGGGTGAAGCTGCATCGGGTGATTTAGTTGTTGATCCTGGTTTATGGTCTATTGATAATTTTGGAGATAAAGTAATTGCACTAATTCATAATGCACAAGTATTTGAATGGGACTCCAATGCAACAAATGCTGTAACTAATAGAGCAACTATTATTGCAGGTGCACCAACAGCGTCACGGGATATGTTAGTCTCTACTCCTGACAGACACTTAGTATTTTTTGGAACAGAAGAAACTATCGGTGATCCAACAACTCAAGATGAAATGTTTATTAGATTTTCAGATCAAGAAGATATTAATACTTATCAACCAACAGCAGTTAACACAGCAGGTACACAAAGACTTGCAGATGGATCAAAAATTGTAGGTGCGGTTAGAGGTAGAGATGCAACTTATATTTGGACAGATACCTCTTTGTTTACTATGAGATTTATTGGTCAGCCCCTTACTTTTGGTTTTCAACAAGTTGGAACTAACTGTGGTTTGATTGGACAGAACGCAGCATTAGAAGTTGATGGTGCAGCTTATTGGTTTTCAGAAAATGGTTTCTTTAAATACTCTGGTAATTTAGAAACGATGACATGTTTAGTAGAAGACTTTGTTTATAATGATTTAAATACAACAGCTAACCAATTAATTAATGTTGGTTTAAATAATTTGTTTGGAGAAATTACCTGGTTCTATTGCACAGAAAGTTCTACTGTTGTTAATAGATGTGTAACATATAATTATATGGACTCATCTCCACAAAGACCTGTTTGGACAACAGGAACTTTAAATAGAGGAGCATGGCAAGACTCATCTGTGTTTGGTTTACCACACGCAACTTTTTTTAATGCAGGTGATGATGCATCGTTTGATGTTCAAGGCAATACTGAAGGAAGCACAATATACTTTGAGCACGAAAAAGGAACTGATGAAGCTTTAGCAAATGGTGTAACAGCAATTACTGCTAACATTGAATCAGGAGATTTTGATATTACACAAGCAAGATCATCTACAGGACAACAAACAGGTGTTGCAACATTTAAAGGAGATGGTGAATTTCTTATGAAGATTAGAAGATTTATACCTGACTTTTTATCACAAACAGGTAATACACAAGTTACACTACAACTTAGAAACTATCCTAATAGCTCTCAATCAAGTTCACCTTTAGGTCCATTTACTATTACAAGTTCTACCGAAAAAGTGGACACTCGTGCAAGAGCAAGAGCTATATCTTTAAAAGTAGCAAATACAGCTCTTGGTCAAAGTTGGAAAATAGGTACATTTAGATTAGACACACAACCCGATGGACGTAGATAATGGCTAAAGTAACAGTAGTATTTACAAGACCTAGTAAAGAATATAAACAACAAGATGCGGATTCTTTAGTAAGAGATTTAGACGGATTAATTGAAAAATTAAACTCTACGTTTCAACAAGATTTAAGAGATGAACAACAAAGATTTACTTGGTTCATGAGCAGTGGAAGTAAAACATAATGGCTAATAGATATAAAAACGCACAATTTGATTTAACGACAACTAATGCTACAGATATTTACACTGTACCCTCTGAGTCTAGAGCTATCATTCAAAACATTCATACAGCTAATGTGGGTGGTGGTAATACTGAAATTAAAGCTTTTATATATGATACGTCCGCAGGTAGAGCTTATCAATTTGCAGAGCATACAGTTAACTCAGGTGATTCTAAATCTATATCTGATGGGACAATTATATTAGAAGAAAGTGACAAGTTACAATTACAATCAGCAACAGCCGACATATTTGAAGGCACAGTATCAATATTAGAAATTGACAGAACATAGGAGGAAAATGCAAGTCATAAAACCAGAGAAAATAATTGAAACAATAACTAACCTTAAAACAGGCGAGAAATATAACGATGATAATGAGTGGAAATCAAAGGGTATACCTGAGACAGACATTCGAAGAGACATAAAAGTTATTATGCCGAGCCTTGATATTTTTGGTAAAACCAAATAGAATAGATCAATGGCCATTACAAACGCACAGCAATATCAACAACTAGTAAACAAACCAGCAAATGGTAAACGACCTGGTTATAAAGGTAGAGAAGATAGAGATTCTCAATATGGTGGTGGAAGTTATGATTCTAGTTCTAATCAATCTGGAAGAGGGCAAAGTTTTGGTGGAAATGGTGGCAGTAAAGGTAGAGATTTAGATTTTCAACAAAGAGGAATGTCTAAAACTGATTATGACAAAGCAGTTAATAGAGGAGATATTGGACAAAATTTTAGTGCTAGACCTAATTTTTTTAAAAATTTACAGAATACAAGTCAAACTTTATCTTTAAAAAATTTATATGATATAAAAACAGGAGCAAAAAAAATGTCACCTTTTGCTTTTGCAAACTATGTAAATAGTTTCAAACCAGCCTTAACAGTTTATGAGTCAACTGATGAAGAAGACATAATGGATACTGGTTACGGAATGACAGGAAAAGATTTAACAAGAACAGATGAAATAGCAAACGCAATAAATAAAAGTCAAACTGTTGGAATAAATAGAGATGAATATTTAGATGCTTTTTTTGGAGAAGACAATCCACAAGATCCTAGAAATAAAAAAGAAGGTGGTGACGGAATACAAGATCCTTGTAAAGGACCCAACCCACCAGCATATTGTTTTGTAGGTATAAGATCAGCAGAAGCTGCAACACCAGTTGAAGAAGAAGATGAGATTGTTAATTACAGATTAATGGCAGATGGTGGTAGAGCAGCACTTGCAGAAGGCGGCATGCCTTACGAAGGTGGGATCATGGACCTTGAAACATCAAGACAGATGTATGGTCTAGGTAAACTTGTTAAGAAAATTACACGTGGTGTTAAGAAGGTAGCTAAGTCACCAATAGGTAAAGCTGCATTAGGTGCAGCGTTATTTAACTTTGGTGGTGGATTTGCAGCCGATGGATTTTTTAAAAAAACATTACTTCCTAAATTATATACTGGCGGTGCTATGACAGGATTAGGTAAAGGACTTTTATACGCAGGAGTACCAGCAGTACTAGCAGGTCTAATGACACCTAAAGAAGAGGAAGAAGAATCATTATACGCAGGTGCAGATATAGCTGATCCAAGCTACATTATGAATAACCCTTCTCTATATACTAACAGAAGACTAGCTGCGGAAGGTGGATCTATGGACGAGCCAGTAGCTAAAAAGACTATGCCTCTATTAGATATGGATGGTAAAGAAATGGATTTAAGAGC